TATGTATTCTACATCACAGCGTTCCCTATACCGGACTCAAGCGATGATATCGTCATGCTTATTATTGGTTCACTTACAGGTATAGCAACTGCTGTAATAAGTTTTTACTTCGGGTCTAGTAACAAAGACAAGTAGTAAAAGGGAAGCTCTTAGAAAGGCTTACATAGCTTTCTAGGGGTATAATTAACTTGCTTAGAAAAAGGAGTATATTATGACAAGCAAAAATATATTAGACTTAAATAATCGTCTATATCAAACCTCGTATGTAGGATTCGACAGACTCTTCGATGAGTTTTTCAGACTACAATCAAGTACGAAAAATGTACCTAACTACCCACCTTACAATCTTGTAAAGGATGGAGATAGTTACACAATAGAAATGGCTATGGCAGGACTAACTGACAAAGACGTTGATGTTGTTCTTGAGGATAGAACTTTATCTATCACTTATGAGAAATCAGAAGTTGAAGATGATAAAGGTGTTATCCATAAAGGATTAGCACAAAGGTCTTTCAAAAGAAGTTTTAATCTAGCTGATGATATTGAAGTCCAAAAGGCTCAACTCAAAAATGGATTACTATCTATCCGTATGGAAAGAATAATTCCTGATGAGAAGAAACCTCAGAAGATTAAACTATCTAAATAAAGGTGTGTGGGTAGATTAAGTTCTACCCATACTTGAGTGCATTTAGTTCTCGTTGTAAGTATCCGTGTAAGTCACCCATCTTAGACTTACCATGTCGTAACACGGTCTTGATCAAATCTCTCTCTTCTAGAGGAAAGATGTTATCAACTTCATTCTCAGGTAACATACTAAATTCTGTGACAATTTTGTTATCCCTTGTCAATAGGATTTTGAAGCTTACCAAGTTTGCTTCTTTACTTTTACTCATCGTTATCCTCCAGCGATGTAAAGGTTATGCTGTCCTGTCTACCACGTAGTCCAGCTTTCATATAAGATGTAGCACGACCTTCAAAGAAGTTCTGATGCTCAACACCCATGACTTCATCTAACCATTCAAGAGGATTCTCTCTTTGATCATAGTTAGTTTTTAAACCTAGCTGTAGTAATCTTCTATCAGCTATGTATCTATTATAAGCGTACATATCTTTCTTGGTAAGTCCTTGTATATCGCCCATCTCAAATACCAAGTCTAAAAACTTATCTTCAAGTTTGACCATCTCTCTACATATCTCGTAGATTTCTTTCTTAAAATCATCTGTCCATATCTCAATGTTCTCTTGAATAAACTGTCTAAATAGTTTAGTCATTGCTTCTACGTGCATAGATTCATCACGGATAGAGTAAGTAACAATCTGTCCCATACCTTTCATACGACCAAAGCGTGGAAAGTTTAACAAGATTGCAAAGCTACTAAAGAGTTGTAGTCCTTCTGTAAAAGCTGAATAGACTGCTAAAGTTTTTGCAATACTTTTCTTATCCTTCATTGTGGTTTTGATGTCACTAATGTATTCATGTTTATCTGCCATCTGTTCGTACTCAGCAAAAGCTTTGTACTCTATCTCAGGCATACCAACAGTATCAAGTAGTAAACTGTAAGCGTGTTGATGGATAGACTCCATGTTAGCAAATGAAGCCATCATCATTCTAGCTTCAGGCTTTTTAAATATTCTCATGTATCTATCTATGTAACCTGAACCCACATCAACATCCGATTGAGTAAATAATCTAAATATTTGTGTTAGTAGATTCTTTTCAGTATCAGATAGCTCTTGCCAATCTTTAACGTCTGTATGTAAAGGTACAGACTCCGGCATCCAATGCATTTGGTTTTGTAATACATAGTAGTCAAACATCCATGCATCGTCAAACGGTTTGTAATATTCTCTTGTTCCTAATAAACTCATAATTATTTAAATGGCTTAGTGTCTTGCACCCAAGTTACTAAAGACCACCTTTCTCCTTTTGTTATTGATTTTACTTTATGCAGAACATAGCTTGGAAACAGAACCATATCTCCAACCTCCATGTGTACTGGTCTGTCTGCTCCTTGTTTTAAAACTAAATCACCACCATCACAGTTATCTGATAATAATAGAGAAGCTGATATCTTTCTGTTAGAATAAATATCATCACCTACATCAACATGCCAATCGTAATGGTCTCCTTTCTTATAATGTAATAGTTGTAAGTTATCAAAAATACCTGCAATGTCAAATCTAAAATGTTGTTCATTAGCTTCTTTAATAGCATCGTAAATCATTTGATATAAATCAATAAAGTCACCTTGCATCGGTATTGGATATACGTCTACAGACCTAATACTATCATTCTTCTTTGCTTTATTATCTTTATTATTTACTTTGCCTTCATGTTTTGGAAGTTCTTTACTTAATTGTTTTACCATTAAACATTCTGATTGTGTCAGAAAGTGTTGAATGTTGTGAAACATTTTAGGTTTTGGACTGCTTGGTTTTTCTAAATACATTTATCCCTCACAGGCAATACATTCCACATCATCAAGTTTGATACGTGGTACTTTTACATTAACATTCTCTGCGTTCCTTGCAGCATTAGACCTCAAGTAATACAGTGATTTAAGTTTGTTAGCACCATACCAATGTACATCATTGACATACTGCATATACTCATCATGAACTTCTTGAGACTCTGTAGCTTTAGGAAGCACAAAGAATAAGTTGACAGATTGTGACTGACATATAAACTCTTGACGTTTGTATGCATGTTCAACAACCCATATTTGATTTATCTCATTAGCTGTTTTGAATACAGCTTTCTCTTCATCAGTTAAAATATCTAAGTGTTGTACAGAACCATCGTGTCCTGCAATGTCCTTCCAAAGACTTTCAAGTTCTTTAACCTTGATACCTTTAGACTTGAGAAGCTTTTCTAAGTATTTGTTTTTTACTTGGTAGCTTCCGGAGAGAGTCTTGTGCGTATAAACGTTAGCACGATACGGTTCAATAGAAGGAGATGTGCCACCACAAATGATACTAGAAGAAGCGTTAGGAGCAACAGCCAAAAGATGAGCATTACGCATCCCACTACCACCGATGTCAGGAGCTTCACCACGTTCTTCAGCGAGTCGACTAGAAGCTTCAGTGGCTCGTACTTTAATGTGTTGAAAAACCTTATGATTGAAGCCCGAAGCGAAGATACCTTCAAAAGGTATGTTGTTTTGCTGAAGGTACGCATGGAACCCCATTGCTCCGAGACCCAACGACCTTTCTCTGTAAGCAGAGTAGGCAGCTCTAGTAAAGCCTTCTTTACCTTCTTTAATATACTTTTTAAAACGTTTAAAGTTTGCATTGTATTCTCCAAGTTGTGTAGTGTCGATAGCGTTATCAATAAAATGTTGAATAACATTATCGAGCATCGTTATTAAATCATCTATAAACTTTTCTTTCTTCGACCATTTATCAAAGTATTGTAAATTAACTGAGGATAAACAACACACTGCTGTTCTCTCTTCGTTGGTTGGTAAGGTTATCTCAGAACATAAATTACTTTGTTTGATTTCTAGTCCTAAGTCTTTTTGTTTTTGTGGTAAAGCATCATTACAATTATCTATGTTGACAATGTAAGGCTCACCGGTTTCTGCTCTAGCATTAATTAGTTGCCACCATAAATCTCTAGCACTAACAACCTTTACAGCTTCATTAGATTTAGGGTCAACCAATCTAAACTCTGCATCTTCTTCTACAGCTTTTAAAAATTCTTTAGTAACGTTGACAGCGTTGTGAAGATTTAAACATTTACGATTGATATCTCCACCTGATTCTTTTCTCATGTTGATAAACTCTTCAATCTCAGGATGAGAAATATCCATGTAAGCTGCATAGCTACCTCGTCTTGTTACACCTTGATTGAAGGCTAACATCTGAGAGTCTACGACATGCATAAAGGGGATTGAACCAGTAGACTTACTACCGTGAGTAGTAGATACACCGTTAGACCTAACGTCTCCCCAATATCCACCAATACCTCCACCTGAACTTGCCAACCATATGTTCTCATCATAATGAGCTGATAAACCGATACGACTGTCAGGAACATAATTAAGGAAGCAGCTAATAGGAAGCCCACGACTTGTTCCCCCGTTACTAAGTATAGGAGTGCTAAACATGAACCAACACTTGGAACTGTATTCATAAAGTCGTTGAGCAAGTTCAAAATCTGTATGACCTTTGTAGGTTGCTCCGAAGACTGAGGCTCTTGCGAATGCTTCTTGGGCATGGGTTTCTTCTCCTGTAAAATATCTATCCTTCAATGTATCAAGACTAAACTTATCTAGTCTTTTCTCATTATCATAATTAATCTTTATTCCTAAGTATTCCTTTGGTCCTACTTTGTCTTCAACCATTACGTGTTCTCCGTGTCGTGTACGTTAAGCATTATTATACCATAGTGTAGTATCTTTAGCAAGTCTTTTCTGTTCTTACCTTCTTTGTTACCATACCTCTTTGCATACTTCATTATATTGCCCAAGCAAAAGCCCTCACCATGACCTGAATCAATGATAACATCGGTTGCTTGGTACTTATCACTTGCATAATGTTGACCATAAGTATTATTAATATACTTTGCAAGTTCTTGTAATAATTTTTCTTCATTAAATTTATAATTAATTTTTGCCACTCTTCCAT